ATATGTATCTGGTTTTACCTCTACAGTAAGTGTATCAAGTCCACCTCGGTTACCATCTACAGTCTTTACTTTAACAGCTCCGTAAGTAGCCAAATTCTGTCTAAATTCACCTAAGTTCTGACCATCGTAGTTTTCAAGTACCAGAATAGTGTTTCTAGCGTTTTCTTGAACGTTATCATTAAAGTCAGATAAGATTTGGTTGACACCATCTTGTAATGATTTAGTTCTATGAAGTAATGATTGTTCAGATGAATTGTATTTGAAACATACCAATGGCACTCTATTCCAACCATACGCTCTTTGCTCAACCTCACCGCTGTCAAGTTTATAAGTAAGAGTGATGTATGGTGAGTATTGTGAATACATTGGATCAGAATCTGGAATCAAAGTACCGTTATAGATGTATCTATAAATACCATCTTTTCTGTATATCTCAACTTTCTCAATAGTTGTTAAACTAGAACCTTCATAAACATCTACTTGATACAATCTAACAGCCATCTCTAAGTTAGTGTGTTCTTTATCTTTCCAGAATGGTAGAATCTCATAATCATAGAATTGTTTGAACTTCAACTCTCCAGTTTCATTGATATATGGGAAAATCCACGATTTTCCGCTGTTTAAAGAGTCTTTACAAACATTCTTGAGCAATTTGTTGAACTTCTTACCAAACACCTTTCTAGCAGCCTTATTATAGGCTTCATTATCAGATTTGAATGTAATAGGTGAACCAACAAAATAATCTGTCTTTTGGTCAACGCATCTTCCATATACATTATCAATTCTAATATTGTTAGGTAAGTTTTCTACTTCAATCAACTTACCATCTTGACCTATAGCGGTTCTTCTCTTTCTAAGAATGTCGTGATCACCATGATGGTATCTATAAGCTGTTAATGATTCTAATCTTTTAGGTGAGATCTTCCATCTTCCTATTTCAGCAGCTATAAATTCCAATTCAGACATCTCGGTACTTTTTCCGAGCTTAAGGATATTTACTAATTTTTCACGCATTTTGGGAAATAACTCAAACATTTAATTTATAACATCCCCCTCTCTAATTAAAATCAAATAACGAACCAGCTCCCATCTTCTCTACAACACCAGTGATAGCATCCGCACAGTCATCATGTGTGTTTTTACCTTGTCTCTGGTAACGAGTAAGGTCTCGATGAAATTCTGGAAATCTTTCTTTCCAATCGTCTGGAAAATACACGTGATTCATAACAACAGTTGAGTTACTTATGATACGTGCTATTTTGTTTTTACTTTGATGGAATGGAGTAATCATACATCTGTAGTTTCTATGCTTATTTCTAAGGATGTTTTCTACGTTTCGTGCGTAACCCCTTCCACCGTTGTTAGATTCCACATCTGACGTTGTTACGTCAAATTTATGTAATCGTTTCGCTGCTTCTGGTTCGGTTATTTCCATACCGTCTTTGGTATAATACACATCTAATACATAAGCATCCATGTCGAATATTCCATATATGATTTGTACCAACCAGTCGTTTCCAGTATCAGCGGTATCAGTATAAGCTTTGATTTCTTCAATCAAGCTGCTTCCGTTTTTGTCTCTAGGTACATCAGAATAAGTTTTAAGGTTCTGATATAGACAACCCTTAATGTTAATAGGTACTTGGTCGTAGTTTGCAGAAACTACTTCTTGACCCATAACAGCAATTTTCTTTTTATAGTCTTTGTAAGATAGCACCTCTGGGTTAAGCATCGTTCCATCTTCTTGTAATGCTTTTCTGATAAAGGTCTTGATTCTCCAATCTTTACTGAAGTTCTCCAAAATCTTACCAGCAAGGTCAAAGTCTGACCAACGTGTCATTACAATGATAATCTTTCCACCATCTTCAAGACGTGAAAGCATTGTGTTTGAAAACCATTCATATTGCTTATTGAGTGCGTTTTCATTACATGCTTCTTCATATGTTTTGATAATGTCGTCAATAACCAACCAGTTACAACCGATACCAGTTGATGATGAACTTGGAGATGTAGCAAGGAAACTTGGTACTGGACTACCTTCTATAGACCAGAGATCCGCTGCTCCATCACCCTTTTTAAGTTTTGTATTTGGAAAAATGTCCGAATATACTATACGTGCATCTAGTTTTTCCTCACCTATAGCATTACGAACACTTTTAGCAAAAATAGTTGACAAGTCACTGTTATATGAACCAGACATGAATCTCGCTCTTGGATCTCTACCGAACACCCATTGTTCAAACAACTGAGCAGTTAAAGATTTACAATGACGAGGTGGCATATTAATAATGAATATGTCGTGTTTGTCTGTTTCAAAAAATTCTTGTAATTCGTTACATAGTTCTTCAAGATATGGAGCGTACCCCTTTTCTTCTTTTGTCTTATATAACTTTGGAAGTCGAAGGTTACAATATCTAAAGAAGTTTCGTCTAGCAAGTTCAATCCTTACAGCTTGAATCTGCTGCTTTGTTAATTTATTCACTTTAGCCATAATAACTCTCCATTATTGTTTTACTCTTGATCAGAGTCGCCTTTTCCTAAGAGAGCAAGTAAGTCGTTTGTTGACAATCCATCGAACGCATTATTAACTGTATTGTTAATCTGTGGTGGATCAGCTGCTCTGAATCCAGCTCTATCAAGAATACCTTCAGCAGCTTTAAGTCGGTCTCTGTCATACGCTTCTTCTTTATCAACTAACTGTGACATGAAACGTTGTGACTTGTAAGCATCATATAGGAACGCTTTTCTAATAGCTTCCTCATGTAACTTTTGTTGTCTTTCGATTTCTTCAATAACGAGTGAGTTACGCATCAAATCATGAGCATGACGTTTTGCACTCTTTTCAGAAAACCCAGCTAAGATTGCTGATCTAGTTTGTCCTTCACCCTTCATTATGTACTCAACGAATTTCATTTGTCGTTTGTTAAGTGTGGTTTGCTTTGGCATCTACTCACCCACCTTTTAAATCACTAATTTATATACTCAGACTCGTGGTCTGTTACTTTCTTCTTATCCCAGACCGAAGTCTGGGAAGGAGTTATTATGGTCGGATCTACATCCGACTGGCACAGATAAAAAGGTTTGAACTCCTACTAACCGTTTTGGAGACGGTTGTGCTACCCTTACACCATATCTGTATATACAAGAAAAAAGGAAAGGGTGTTTATTTCCCCTTTTTACACAAAGCAACAAGTCTGAACTTCCCAGCATGTACTCGACTACTCTGCAACTTTTTCTTTTAGCGAGGGATACCCACGCCTTGGTAGACCTAGACCATTTGGTCAGCCTAAGTTGTTTTTGGTTATATGGATTTACAACTGGATAACAATCAACCAATTTACCATATGCTTTTTCAGTACTCATTTTCGTAGAGTAACGAAGATGCGAACGCACCTTGACGATTGTTTAAGAGCGGTATCGCCTTAGCGACTCCACTGGCTGTTTCTACATCTTGGTAGATCAGCTAAACATCCACAGCTCCTTTCGGAGTAGCTTGTGTTATACCTCACATATAACCTAGGAGACAGTCACAATTACACGTGGCTGTTATGTGAGGTTCTCACATGTAGGCTCGGTGATTTATCATCTACTTTCGTGCGATAATATATCACTTTTCTACACTATATATTATACGGATTTTAGGGGTAAAAGTCAAGATTTACTGCCACCTTTTTTACATTTTTTGTAAAATTTTTTGTTATTTTCTCCAGATAATATTATTTTACGCTATTATCTGGAGAAAATCTGGGGTGTGCGTACACCTTTTTCCAGTGGTTTGAGGGTGGTTGTTACACCTTTTTCCTTTTTGACACTTTTCGGCAGATAAAAAAGTGCCAAAATGACACTTTTCTGGAGATAACTATATCATTGTAATGATACACTTTGTTTATTGCACCATGTTAATCTGGATGATGCAATAATATATTATTAGTTTTGCCCCAAATGTATGGGTTATCGCTAATATATTATTAGTTGACTGATCTACGACACCATCTTATTTTGGTCACCAAACTTATATTACTTATGTGACCGACATGTATGTCGGAGAGTGGATGGTGAGGACATTTATGTCTCGATCATCTTATGTTCTGATATGTAACGGTTGTGTTTTTGCGTAAACCCTTATTTTTTCAGCATTTACGTGATGTGTAACCAGAATGTAACCGATTGTAACCAGAATGTAACCAGAATTTTAAAAAACTGGTTACACCGTAAACGCTGATTTTATAAGGGTTTAGGAGGGGTGTTTGGGGTTTGTAACAGATGTAACGCATTTTTTCTTATATATTCTATATATTAATATTTTTTTTTATTAGAGAGTGTACGTTATATATTATTTTTTTTTTTTTTTTTATTTTTGTAT